TACAGCCTAGCTCAAGACCCTGGGGGATAAATCCCTCCAGAAGCGATTACATAAGTTTACCAGATGGGAAATGAAGGCCCATCGGCTCCTTAGAAAGTATCCAGACCCTGTGGTCTTTTCACCGCAGGGAACCTTCCAGAATGAAGGTATTTTAAAGATATATATAAAGTCTCAGCTATAGCGGCTCAAAAGAGTCTGATGCTAGCTTTCAATATATACACTTTATTATTCCTTTCATTCTACTTAATAAGGGGTAAATTTATATAACGCTTAGTTTTAGCTAGGCGCTCACTCAAGTAACTCAGAGTGACGGAGTAAGAGCTAAAGGTATGGGTAAACCCAGCACTCTTAACCTCTCGAAAGAAGCTAAAAGTATGGGTAAACCCAGCACTTCAAATAGAGAGTAACCTCCAGAATTCTGAACTTACCACGATCCTACTACTGATTATAATCTAAGGCTCCAAAGGGCTCGTGCCCTAAGGATTGTTAACCTTAGATCTCATAAGATTAGATTTGTTCTTCTTTCTAGATTCAGCTTTACGAACACGAAAGTACTTCTCTCTCTGTTTTAACTTGTCAGGGTGTCATCTCGCTACAAGCTTATCAAAGCCTGTAGGGGCGACTTCCCCAACAAGTTTTCATTGAGGTTGTATTTCGTTGTAACGTAATCTGACTAGGTATAAGAATCATTTCGTCAGTTGAGACTCAGCAAGTGAGATCGAGTGCGCGGCTCTTAAGGATAGAATCTCATCTGCAACAAAATACTTGGATATCCCCAATTCGAAAATATTAAGTGATTCATCATTAGACGAAAGTCTAGCGATGTAATCAACTTGTTGACGAAGTAAGGTATTCAAACAAAATATTGCTGGATAACATTCTCTTCTTAAGGCTCTGTATGGCTGGTTACCCAAGTCTGGGAAAGTCTCCAAGAATGGTTGGTCTAATTTCGAAGAAATTATCTCAACGTTCGAGAAGACTCTCTCAATATCCTTTTCTACTATTGATACCTTAACCTGCTGGATTAAATCCAGTACTATCTCAGAAGAGGTAGAGGGCATAAACAACCCTGGTTGAAGTGTCGGTACCCCAAACTCGCGAGTTACGAAGTTCAAAAGTGAACTACATAACATCTCAAGTCTCGGATGCCATAAGGAAGAATTATCGATATACGAAACTTTGGCATGATCTCTAATGAATAAATCATTATTGATCTTGACCTTAGTCTCTGACCTAGCAAGCTTCGCAGTATTACTGTGCATGACTTGTTTGGCTAAATCGGTAATATTCTTTATATAGTAGAAACATTTATAGAGCTTAATGGGTCGAGTTGAATCTCGTCCAAAGAACTCATAAATGCGGGATATAAAACCCGGTCTCCCTTCCAATGAAAGAGTCCAACCGTGCTGTTGTTGATTCTCTATGAACTCATGGAGAAGAGAATATCTTTTCCAAGTTTCACAGAGACCTCCAATACTATATCCTGTGATCTCCACTCCACGATGTACCCATCTCTTGGCAAATTCAAATGTGTCTACAGACACATGGGTCTTTGCTTCAGAGATTGGCATATCCAGAATGGAACATAGAATCTTGTACTGAAGGGCAACAGCTTCATTGGCGATAACTATATCATCACCTAGTAAAACATAGTCCCTAAAGAACCGAT